ACTGCTTATGCAACTGTGACTGATGACACAACCACAGCAGGCACAAGATACTTGCTTTTTGCTAACCAAACCAGTGGAAATTTGACAACTGAGTACACCAGTTCAACCAAATTAACCTATTACCCTAGCACTGGATGTATTACAAATGGACTTAATGGAGGTGCTTTCTAATGGAAATCACATGGAAAATATCAGAAATATCTGCTGAAAATGGGTTAATTACCCATGCTAAATACTTTGTAACTTCCACTGAAGATGACAAAAAAGTAGAAACTGAAGGTAATTGGTGGTTTCAAAATCCTGAAATTAAAGTGCCTTTTGAACAAGTCACAGAACAAATGGTGGCTCAGTGGATTGAGGCTGAAACCATGAAGGATGGGATAAATATTATTACCTCAAGACTGCAAGAACAGTTAAAATCCTTGGAAAAGCAAGCTGTAATTCCTCCTTGGATGCCTCAAGTTTTTACACCTAATATCTAAAAATGGCACAAACCAATTATACTCCCATAATACTGTATAACTCTGGTACTACAGGGAATACTCCATCTACTAGCAATTTAGCTAGTGGTGAATTAGCTATTAACTATACTGATGGTAAATTATTTTACAAAGATAATTCATCAACACTTCAAGTAATTGGTTGGAAGACTACTCCTACAACTGCTGGAGGAACAGGATTAACAAGTTACACAGCAGGGGATTTGCCTTATTATTCATCTGGTTCAGCTTTATCAAAACTTGGAATTGGCACAAATGGATATGTATTAGAGTCTAATGGTTCTGCTCCAACTTGGGTTGCTCAATCCACTTTGTCTGTTGGAACTGCTACAAATGCAACAAATACTGCAATTACTGATAACACAAGTTCAAGTGCCACTTGGTATCCAACTATTGTTTCTGCAACAACAGGCAATTTACCACAAACAACTTCTAGTACCAAATTAAGTTTTGTTCCAAGTACAGGAACTTTAACTGCTACTAATCATGCTGGAGCATGGGCAGGCTCAACAATTGGTACTGGTTATGGTGGCACTGGACTCACATCATTTACTGCAAATGGTGTTTTATATGCCTCCAGTACAAGTGCTTTAGCTACAAGTAGCAATCATACTTATGATGGAACAAATGGATATATTGCAGGAAATTGGAACATTGGAGCATCACAAAATGGTGCTAATTTGGATGTTACTGGATTAATAAAAGTAAGACCAGCAAGCACAACTGCTTATGCTATTTCTGTTGGAGCAAGCAATACAACTGGCATTTATCAAAAAATGTTAACAAGTCAATATTTAGGCACAGGATCAACTGTTTATATTGATATGGTTAGTTGGGCAACATATGTTAGAAGTGCTGGTTCAAATCAATATGATATGGCATTGCTTGATAAATCAGGTAACTTATTATTTGATTTTAGATATGATGGAGTTTTGGTTTCAACAATCACTTATAGTTTTGCAGTTGGTGGAACTAATAGAGCAATGTATGTTGATAACTCTGGTAATTTTGGTTACAACTCATCTATTAGAGCATCTAAAAAGAATATTAATCCAATTACAGATGTTTCTTGGTTATTAAAACTTACTCCAGTTACTTTTAACAAAAGAAAACAAGATGATTCAGGAAATTATACAGAAGATGTATATGATGACCTTGATTATGGTTTAATTGCTGAAGATACACAGCCTTTTAATGACAACATTGTTTTTTATGATGATGTAATTGATCCAGAAACAAAACAAGTCACAAAGACTTTAAAAGGTATTCACTATGATAGATTGATTAGTCCTATTTTGGCTTTAGTACAACAACAAGCAACACAGATAGCTAATTTAGAGGCAAGACTTAAAGCGGCAAACATTGCTTAAAGGAAAATAAATGACAACCCCAATAGTAACTTTTTCACCTTTTGCTGGAGCAGGAGCACAATTTTTTGATAATAATGGTGTTCCTTTAGCTGGTGGTTTGTTATATACCTATGCTTCAGGCACAACAACTCAACAAGCTACTTATACAAATTCTAGTGGTGCAGTTGCTAATTCTAATCCTATTGTTTTGGATGCTTCAGGCAGAACACCACAAGAAATTTGGTTATTGAATGGTTATAGCTACAAATTTGTATTACAAACTTCTGCATCTGTTCAAATTGGTAGTTATGATGGTATTCCATATACATCAACAAATTTGCCAATTATTAATGATGCTAATAGTATTTCTTATGAACAAGGAACAAACACAACTGCAGGAAGTTTTATTGTTGGCTCAACATATTTAATTACATCTATTGGGACAACTAATTTTACAGCCATTGGTGCAACAAGTAATACTGTTGGAATTTACTTTACAGCAACTGGAGTTGGCACAGGAACTGGAACAGCCCAATTATCTGTTAATTTACAAAATAAATTACAACAAACAATAAGCATAAAAGATTTTGGAGCAACTGGAAATGGCTCAACAGATGATACTGTAGCAATACAAAATGCTTTTATTGCAGTTGCAGGAACTAGAACTGCTTTGTATATGCCTGCTGGAACATACAAAATAACTCAACCAATTAATGTAACTGAAAGTGGTTTAGGATATGGTGGTTTGGTTTATGGTGATGGATATGCAACCAATATTGTTTATTATCCTCCTGCCAATGCAACATCTCCTGCAATTCCAAGCACAATAAATGGTTATGGAATATTTAATGCAGGAGCATTTAACTTTGGTAATGACAATTTACAAGGTTTTGGGATGCAAGATTTTAGAATCACTTTAGGTGGTTCTAATAAAAATGGTGCTTGTGGTTTAAAAGCTCATGCATGGTATCAAGGCTATATTAGAAATGTAAATATTAATGGTTTTGCTTGTGGAATACATATTTCTTATGGTTGGACAAATACCATAGATCAATGCAAAATTTATAATTGTACTTATGGAATTGCTTGGGACAATATCACAATTGGGACAATAAGAGGATGTGATATAGCAAGTTGTAATTTAGGAATATATTTTGGTTGGAATATATTTAATGCAGATACATCTGGAGGTACTTTATTTGCACAATCTGTAACTATTGCAGAAAATACAATTCAAAGTTGCCAAGAAGCCGCAATTGTTGGAATGAATGTGGCTGTATGTTCAATTACAGGCACATATACTGAGGCAAATTGTGCTGGTCCATACACAAATCTTGCATCATCATCAGTGTTAAATTCAACTGCATATAATGGTGCTGAAGTAATATTTGTTTCAAGTAACGTAGATGGAAATTCAAGATTAAGTATAACAAGCAATTGGTTTTATGATAATACAGCATCTGTACCTTATGTTTTGGGTTTAAATAAGGTTTTTGGTTTGTATTATGCTAATAATGATACTTATTCTGTAACTGAATACATAGCTGGTAGAAAAACAATTGAAATTGTTGCAACTGGTAATTTATCTGATTTAACATTTGATTCTGTTGCAAAAATAAGTGGTTCATATACTTTTAACCAAGCTATTAATTTTTATGGAGCATCACATTCTTCATTACCAGCAAATAATTATGCTTCACTAACTGGAACTGGAACAATTAGCTTTGCTTCTTTAGCTCAAGTTGGAACATTAATATTCCCTGTACAGCTTACTGAATCTATTGGATTTTCTAATATAAATATTTCTACTGGTGGTGAAAGTGGATATTTAAATTACAGAGTTACTGTTTATCAAAATTACATTGGTAGTATTACTCAAACAGATGTTGTAACTGCTACTGGAACATACAATTCTGGTATAAATTGTTTAACATTGACTTTGCCAAATACATTTGTTTTGCCTGCTGGTACTTCTTTTATTGGCTTAGAAATTACAAATTCTTATAATGGTTCTAATACATTTAATTATGCTTCTTTAACAGGATTTAATTACACAAAAGGAGATATGGGAGTTGCTTACATAGCATCTGCTTTCCCAAGTGCAATTAATAATTCAAATGTAAGTTCAGTTTTACAACCAGCTCAAATATTCTTATCATAAGGTAATTAAATGACTACACCTAATGACATTATTAGCAGAGCATTAAAAGACATTGGTGCTTTAGAGGCTGGTGAAACTCCAACTTCTGAGGCATCTCAAGATGCATTTGATATGCTTCAAGATATGTTAGATCAATGGTCTAATGAAGATATGATGGTGTTTTATAAAAATGAAATTATATTTCCTGTTGTTTCTGGTCAAACTCAATACACTATTGGTCCAGGTGGGCAAATTGGTGCTATCTTTACTGGAAGCATTACTGGTAATGTTCTCACTATTACTTCTATTCAGTCTGGGGGCATTTCTCTTGGTCAAACTCTTAGTGGAACTAATATTACATCAGGTACAACAATTGTACAAATGCTTACAGGAGTAGGAAATAATGTAAATGAAGCAGGCACTTATTTACTTAATAAGACTTATTTAAGTCCTGTAACAAGTGAAACCATCAATTCTTATTATCAAAGACCTTTAAGATTTAATTCTGCTTTTGTTAGGATTAATACTTATTCAAATGGTCAGCCAATAACAAATGGTGGATTAGATTACCCTGTGTCTGTTCTTAATGTAGAGCAATATCAAATGATTGGTTTGAAGACACTAAATGGGCCGTGGCCGAAGGCTGTGTACTATGAACCCACAGAGACTTTGGGAAATGTTTACCTTTGGCCGAACCCCAGCCAAGGGGAAATGCACATATTTGTAGATCAACTTTTTCAAAGATTTACCACACAATTTGATAATATCAATTTGCCCCAAGGCTACAACATGGCTCTCAGGTGGTGCTTGGCAGAAAGATTAATGCCTATGTATGGCAAGGCTAGTCCCACACAAATTCAGATGATTATGAAGTTTGCCGCACAAGGGAAGTCAACAGTAAAGAGGACAAACATGAACCCAGCAATTGTTTCCACTTATGCAGACTCACTTTTGGTTGGAAGACAAAAAGATGCAGGCTGGATACTCAGCGGGGGGTTCTTTAGATAATGGCTGATTTTGGCTTTGTCGGCCCCTCCTATGAAGCGGCCTCCATTTACCAGGAGGCACAAGAGTGTATTAATTTCTACCCAGAAATTGATCCTTTAAAACCTCCTGGAAGTAGAGGAGTTGTGGCTTTATATCCTACTCCTGGACTAACATCTATATTGCAATTAAACAATGCTCCAGTTAGAGGTATGAGAACTTTAAGTGGAGGACAATATTTAATTGTTGTTGTTGGTTCAATTGTTTATTCAATTACTTATTCTAATTCTGCTGGATATATAAACACTCAAATTGGAACATTAACAACATCAACTGGTAATGTGTCAATTACTGACAATATTATGAGCAATACAGGCTTAAATGCTTATATTGTTGATGGAGTAAACAGATATTATTGGGTTGCATCTACAAATTCATTTAATACTTTGCCAAGCACTGATGGACCTTGGCAGGGTGCAAATATCTGTGATGTTGTGGATAACTACATTATTTACAACCAACCTGGCACACAGTTGTGGGCGGCCACTGACCTTGGTTTAGTCACATCCAGTAATGCTTATTATGGCTCTAAAGATGGTGCTCCTGATCCACTTGTTTCTTTAATTGTGGATCATAGGCAAGTATTTTTGCTTGGTGAATATACTTCTGAAATGTGGACTGATGTAGGAAATGTCATTCCTGGAATTATTAGTTTTCCATTTCAAAGGGTTACTGGAACATCTGTACAACATGGAATTGCAGCGCCTTTCTCAGTAGCCAGATTTGGTGAGCAATTTGCTTTTGTCAGCCAAGACTACAGAGGTCAAAATATTATTGGAGTCATGCAAGGCTATTCTTTCAAAAGAATCAGTACCCATGCTGTAGAACAAACCTTAATGAACCAATACATAGCTGATGCTGTAGCCTATACCTATCAGCTAGATGGTCATGAGTTTTATGTAGTCACATTTCCAACTATCAATATTACCTGGGTATTTGATTTAACTACAGAAATGTGGCATAAATGGTTAAGTTGGGATGGAACACAATTTAATAGACATAGGTCTAATTGTGGAGCTATTTTTAATAATGTTTATTTGGTTGGAGATTACCAAAATGGTCAAATCTACCAATTAGACAATGCTGTATATACAGAAGCAGGGAATACCATTAGAAGGCTTAGAAGATGTCCACATTTGGTAACTGATTTGCAAAGGCAATATTTTGCTGAATTACAAATACAGTTCCAGCCTGGAGTTGGACTAGAAAATGGTCAAGGTCAAAATCCACAGGCTATGCTTAGATGGTCAAATGATGGGGGTTCTACCTATTCTAATGAGCACTGGTGTACCATTGGAGCGGTAGGAAAATACAAAAACAGAGCAATTTGGAGAAGATTAGGGCAAGCTAGGGACAGAATTTATGAAGTTAGTATTAGTGATCCAGTAAAAGCTGTGATTGTTTCTGCTAATTTGAAAGCTGAAGGTGGTGAAAACTAATGGCTACTTCAAGTTCTAGTGGAAATATACTCTGGCCGAGAGTTCCTTTTCTAGACCCTACTTCTCAACAACCAGCTTTGCCTTGGTTATTATGGCTTCAAAGCCCTAATTTCATTAGTGTAAAAACTGGCTCACAGACAATTCAAGGAAATCAAGAAATTACTGGAAATTCAACAATTGATGGAAATGAGATTGTAAAAGGCACTTTGACTGCTTTAGGTGGTATTTCAGGAGGTACATTTTGAATTTAGCTGATATTTTGAAAGCCAATGAAGGTTTAATGGAATTTGATCCTCAGATTGTTCACCATTTTTCTGATGGTTTGTATGCCAAGCAGTTTGTTTTGCCAAAAGACCATTTTATTGTCCAACATGCCCATAAATACAGCCATTTGAGCCTTTTGGCTAAGGGAAAAGTGATAGTAAGGACTGACAACACAGAAGAAATGTATAGTGCTCCTTACTGTTTTGAAATAAAATCAGGGATAAACCATTCTATTCAGTCCTTAGAGGATTGTGTATGGTTTTGTATTCATGCAACAGATGAAAAAGACCCATCCAAAGTGGATGAAGTCTTAATTCAAAGGAGTTAAAAATGCCTATAGGACTTGGAGCAG